GATTTAGAAGTGGGTTGGAAGAGGTAGTATCTAACCAACTCACATCTAATGGAATAGTTACTCAATACGAAAGTAAAGATAATATAATTCCATATATAGTTCCAGCTACAAATCACAAATATCTTCCAGATTTTAGATTACCCAATGGTATCATAGTAGAAACCAAAGGTAGATTTGTATTGTCAGATAGAAAGAAACATTTGTTAATCAAACAACAACATCCTAATTTGGATATTCGTTTTGTATTCACATCATCCAAAAACAAAATCAGTAAAGCATCTAAAACTACATACGCCGATTGGTGTGTAAAGAATGGTTTTAAATACGCCGATAAACTTATTCCAGATTCTTGGATAAATGAGTAAATAAATTAGGAATTACAAAAATAATTTCGTATATTTGACTTATGCAATTAATAAGTCTTTTCCAAAAGTATTTAGGAAGTTCTGCTACTCTTAAAAAAGATGAGCATGCTTTCCATTGTCCATTCTGTCATCACCACAAACCAAAACTACAAGTCAATACAAGAACAAATAAGTTCCATTGTTGGGTATGTAATTCAGGTGGTAGTATAACGTATCTGGCCAAACGTATTGGTATGAATACGGATGATTTACAGATAATCTTTGGTGAGTCTAATACTAAATTAAAAACTGCTATGAGTTCTAACAAAACTCTAAATGAGCAATTTTTGGATATGTGGGAAAAGTATGAGGAAGAAGATGAAGAAAACCATGTGTACTTATCATTACCTCCAGGATTCAAATCGGCATTAGAACTTACACCAAATGTTACTAATCCAATTGAAGGTCATGCTATTCAATATCTAAAAAACAGAGGGTTAAGTAAGAAAGAGATTATTAAATACAACATTGGATTTACATCGGAAGGTGTATATAAAGATAGAGTTATTATTCCATCATATGATAAAGATGGTATGTTAAATTACTTTATTGCTAGACATATTGATGCAAATAGTAAATACAAATACAAAAATCCACCAGTAAGTAAAAATATAATTGCATTTGAAAATCAAATAGATTGGACCGAACCAATTACACTATGTGAAGGTGCTTTTGATGCTATTGCTTTAAAACGAAATGCTATTCCTTTGTTTGGTAAATTTGTACCTAGAAAGTTAGATACTGAAATTAAAAAAAGAGTAGCTGATGGTGAAGTTAAAGAAATGGTTATTGCATTGGATAATGATGCAAAACAAGACTCTTTAAAGATTTACGAAAAATATAATACCATAATACCAACAATAAAGTTAATAGACTTTCAAGAAAAGGATGCAGGTGAATTAAAGTTCAAAGATATTTTGATATATCAAAAAAATTCCGTAACTTTGAGTTTTGAAAGTTTAATCAAACAGAAACTATCTTTTATTAAATGAGAAATATAGATTTAGGTTTTAAGAAAATTAAGACCATTTATCATATTGCAGATGTCCACATTCGCAATTTGAAGAGACATGAAGAATATAAGGAAGTATTCCAAAAATTATATTCAGATATAAAGCAACGTGGTACAAACGATGCAATAATTTATTTAGCTGGTGATATAGCTCATGCTAAATTAGAATTATCACCAGAATTAGTAAAGGAGATTTCTGCTTTTTTAAGAGAGTGCTCGGAGTTATGTCCTACATTCTTAATCGCAGGTAATCACGATTGTAATTTAAATAATATCCACAGACTAGATGCTTTATCTCCAATTGTAGATGGTCTTAATTTGCCCAATCTATATTACCTACGTGATACGGAAGTAGTTAAAGTTCATAATATTACATTTGGTGTATTCAGTATTTTTGATAAGAAAGAGAATTGGCCGAAAGGAGTGGATATTCAGGGTGATGTTAAGATTGCTCTTTTTCACGGACCAATTGATAAATCACAGACAGATATTGGGTATGTTATTAGTTCTCGCAATTTTACCACAGATATTTTTAATGGATACGATGCAGCTTTATTAGGTGATATTCATAAGCGTCAAACTGTTAAGCAATCAAATCCAATTGTAGTTTATCCAGGTTCACTTATTCAGCAATCACATGGTGAAGCATTGGAAAATCACGGATATGCTATTTGGGATGTTGAAACTTTAAAACCTACATATGTTGATATTCCAAACGATTATGGTTACTATACTCTACATGTAGATAATGGTATAGTTCCTATTGTAACGGATATGCCCAAAAAACCTCGTCTTCGTGTCTATGTATCTAATACAGATGTAGGTGATATGAAAAGAGTTACTACTGAAATTAAAAAGAAATACAATGTTGATGAATTTACGATTACTAAAACAGATAGTTTATCTAAACTCCGTAACGGCGTTAGAGATGGTAAAATTAACGTTGGCGATATTAACGATGTAGATTATCAAAACGGATTGATTGAAGATTATTTAGTTCGTTCTTTTTCAATTGATAATCAATCTTTAGCAAACGTTAAATCATTAAACACAGAATTAAACAAAAGACTTACAGATGAAGATTTGGCTAAAAACATTGTATGGAAACCTATTAAGTTTGAGTTTTCAAATATGTTCTCATATGGAGAAGATAATGTTATTGATTTCACAAAGTTAAATGGTGTCATTGGTCTATTTGCACCAAACGCAAGTGGTAAATCATCAATCTTTGATGCGGTATCATTCTGTGCATTTGATAAATGTAGTAGAGCATTTAGAGCATCGGCTATATTAAACAATCGTAAATCTAATTTTAAATGTAAGTTACATTTTCAAATTAATGATGAAGATTTCTTTATAGAAAGAACCGCGGCACAAAACTCAAAAGGTACAAACGTAAAAGTAGATGTACAATTTTGGAAAGAAACCGATGGACAACAAATCTTATTAAATGGCACAGAGCGTAGAGATACAAATAAAAATATCTCACAATATTTAGGAACTTATGAAGATTTTGTATTAACTGCATTATCTCTGCAAGGTAACAATGCGTTGTTTATTGATAAATCACAAAGTGAAAGAAAAGATTTGTTAGCACAATTTATGGGTATTAACGTATTCGATAAATTGTACGCACATGCATTGGAGGATATTAAAGAAGTTCAGGTATTATTAAAGAAGTTTAAATCAAATGATTTTACTACTGAATTGGCTAACGATGAGTTAAAAGTAGTGGTTTTAAACGATAGTTATTCAGTTGAAGAAGGAAAGCATACTAAACTAATAGAAGACCGGTTAGAACAGAACAATACCCTATTAGAACTTACACAACAATTGGTGCCAGTAGATGCTAGTATTGCTGATATTGATGGGTTAGAGAAAAAGAAAAAAGAGCAAGAAGAAAAAATCCAACAACTAAAAGACGATGAAGCTAAAAAGTTAGAACAATTGGAGCAATTCAAAGATGCGTTAATTCAAATCTCACAAAGTGTAAATGAGTTAGCAACATTTGGTGAATTAGATATTGAGCAAGCACATACCGAATATCTACGATTATCTAATTTACAAACATCTTCTTTACACTCAATTGAAAAGTGTAAGATTTCATTGGAAAAGAATGAAGAGAAGTTAGTACATTTGGCAGAGCATGAGTATGACCCGAATTGTAATTTCTGTATGAATAACGTATTTGTAAAGGATGCACAGAAAACACAAGAAGAAGTAGACTCTCAAAAGATTGTATTGGAAGAGTTGGAAAAAAATTATTCTAAAACATTATATAGATTAGAAAAATTAAACGGTGTAGTTGATAATTATAATGACTACAAATCATTTAAGCAAAAGTTTGATAAGGGTAAATTGAGTGCTGAAAAATTAGTAGTTGATATTAAATCATACGAAAGTAAAAAGCAAGCAGCTGAATTGGAGTTACAAAACATCCAAACTTTAATCCAAAGGTATCATGAAAATGAAGCAACAATCCAAAACAATAAAGTTCTTCAAAAAGATATTAATATTATCAAAGGTAGTATTGATGATTTTGATAAAGATATTTCCTCCGTACAAAAAGAAATGTTGTCATTAACCGGCTCAATATCAAGGTTACAAGAAAAGATTTCAAGTGTAAACGAAAAGATTGAAGAAGCAAAAGAATTAGAAGAGAGATATTCCACATATGAATACTATTTAGATGCAGTAAAAAGAGATGGTGTATCTTATGATTTGATTGCTAAATCTTTACCTGTAATTGAGGGTGAGGTTAATAATATTTTATCACAAATTGTAGATTTTGGTGTTACACTAACAATGGATGGTAAGAATATAACTGCTAACATTGTATATGAAGACCAAGAGTGGGGATTAGAAATGTGTAGTGGTATGGAAAAGTTTATTAGTGGATTGGCAATTAGAGTTGCACTTATTAATGTATGTAATCTACCTCGTCCAAATTTTTTAGTATTAGATGAAGGATTTGGAACATTGGATGGTGAAAACTTACAATCTACATTCCTATTGTTTCAGTATCTTAAAACACAATTTGATTTTGTAACCATCATTTCCCATTTAGACCAGATTAGAGATGTGGTAGATACTTTGGTAGAAATCAAAAAGGAAAATGGATACTCAAAAATCTCACACAAATAACGAAAAAACATAAGTAGGATATTTATATAAAAGAATATCCTACACTTATGGCAGTAGAAGTTAAAGTTGCTCCTGATAATCAATTAGAATTAAAATCGGTATTCCTAGAAGATAGGAGAGTAACATCACAATATTTTAATCTCACCGAACTACCCGATACATTTACGGGTGGTAAAAATGCATTCCTAATTGCCGGTACTGATTATTTAGAGCAAAATACGGAAGTATTGGTTCAGATTAAAGATGCAACCGGTAGAGTAGTTTATACTGAAAGTTCCGATGGTAATCCTGAATACTATGAAGGTATATCAAAAGTAATAGCAGTTTATGTTTATCCAAGTGATAGTGTAGAACAAGCAATTGACTCAACTGCATTTGGTCCTTGTACTATTACAATTTTAGGTGAGTTAAAGTTTTACGATAATAATGGTAGTAAAACGGAAGTACCTGATATATGGAAAGGTAAGTACAATGTTCGTTATGTAGGTACTGCAAATATAAATCCAAATCTTGCAAATACAACTCGTGTTCGTTTTTTTAGAAGACCACAAGCTACAATTACAGAAATTTTAAAACCAATTTATAGTACACCATCTGGTTCATCGCCCATCGCATCTGCAATTACTGCATCATATGCTAATATAAAATTATCTCGTTTAGAAACATTTGCTGGTGATGTAAAAAGAGTAAAAGTATATCGTTCATCTACATCAACCATTAGTGATTTTGAATTGATACAAGATATTCAAATTGAAGCAAAAGAATTATTACAAACATTAAATGCAACTGGTAGTGTAGTAACTGATACTGGATTTTTTAATTCAGAAGTTCTTTCTAATTTTTGGAATAGTGGCTCTTTAACGGCAACATTAGATACTAACCAATTTGTAGATTCAACTACGGTTAAACTGAATGGTAATGGTAATTTTTCATATCTACCTAAATTAGATTTAAGTGATGTTACGGTTTATGAATTGGCATTTGATGGTTTTTATAATGGGTCATCACAAAGTAATTTGGAAATACATATTAGCGGTTCTCAAAATGGAGATAGAGAGATTGATACTATTGTGGGATTTTCTCCAACTCGTAATTTAACAAATTATATATCTCAATTTTCATTACCAAATTCAGAACCAACTGCTTCACTATATTTTAAACAAACACAAGGTAATTGGTTCTTAAAAGATATTAGTTTAAGAGCATCATCCGAAACTGTATTCTCACCAAACGAGGTATCGTTTATTGTATCAATGCCAACCAATATATCAAATGAAACATTCAACTTTAGATTTGAGTTTTTTGATGTAAATAATAACTTTATTCCGGTATCAGTAACTGGCTCTCAAACATTTACGGGTGGAAATAATTTTATTGCTAGTAATAAATTATTAACATTTGAATCAGATAGAACGGCATTCCGTTTTAGTAGTGGCTCATTTGGTAATCCTGCTTTTCAACAAGTTGGATTTTCAATTGGTAGAACCAACTTAACAGGTTCGGTTACTTATGCATCTGCTGCGTTTGATACAACTGGTAATTATATAGTTCCTGCTAGTTATGCGGGAACATATCCTGGTCTTTTAACAAACGCAGGAGATGGTGGTGCAAGTTTAACTATTGCTAATTT